CAAGGTTATTCTGTTGGTGTTGTCAGTGGTGATCCAGAGCTAAAGCCTGAGTCAATGACTGTTGGACCTAATCGATTCTTGTTCTTGCCTCAAAATCCTGCAAATGAAAATTCAAATTTAACTCTAGAATTTAAAAATCCGACTCCAAATTTAGAGGCAACTTTAAAAGCTATTGATTCATTGATAGCGACTTTTTTAACAACTAGAGGCGTAGACGCTAAAGCTGTATCGACAAACAACTCTGGCAACACTTCTTATTCATCAGCGCTTGAAAGATTGCTTGCGATGATTGATCAATTCAGAGCTTCAAAAGAAGACTTCGATTTGTTCGCAGTAGTCGAAAAGAAATTGCATCAAATTGTTGTTAAGTATTTAAGCCTGTTGTCAGGCACAGAGTTTCTTGATTCTAAGTATTCAACAAGTCAGGCTGTGGTTAACTCAGAAATGAGCATCCAATTTAAAAAGCCTGAGATGATCGAGACAAAATCTGAGCAATTAGACAACGCTAAAAAGAAAATTGATCTAGGCATTGCTGATGCGGTCAGTGTTTTAGCTGAGATTGACGGCATTTCAGACGATGAAGCAATGGAAGAAATTGCAGAAATCAATCAAAGAAAGCTAGATAATATGCAATCTGTAATAGAGGCCACAAGCCCAGAGGCATCAATTGGCGTTACAGAAACCAACACTTAAAAAAGAAGAAGTCAGCACAGAGATTGATCTTAAATCTCTGTTAGGTGCAGCTTCAAAGAATGAGTCAATCAGGCAAGTTTTCTTTGAGGCCGCATTCGATAAGCTGCTTGCTAGACTAGACCAAGGCCGCGGAGTCGATGGAAGGCTCCATGCTTATTCGAAATCATACAAAGACTCTTTAGCCTTTGCAGCTTTTGGAAAGTCTAACACAGTCAATATGCAGCTCACTGGTGACATGGTTCAATCGATCACTGTTCTTGATAGCTCAGAAACAAAATTAAAAATAGGCATTGATGACACTGAACAAGCTGCAAAAGCTTACGGACACATGACTGGTATGAAAGGTCATCCGACATTAGCTGGCAAAGTAGATGCTAGAAATTGGTTTGGTTGGAAAGATTCTGAGCTAATTAAAATTGCAAATGCGATCAAGCCTGAGATTAATAAGAAAAACCTGATCAGCGATGCTGCAGTGTTGAGATTATTAGATAAGCTGGTTGGTTGATATGGCTAAGAAAGCAACAGTTAAGATTACTGGACTTAAGCAAGCAAAGGACAACGCTCTAAAGTTTTTAAATGAGTCCAAAAAAGATTCTAAGATTTTAGAAACAGAAGGACAATTTGCTGCTGATCAGATTAGAGACAGGACTGAGGGCAGACAAGAAGAGTACAAACAAAATGATCTTAAAAATGTAACTGTAGAGGCCAGAAAAATATATGCTGGTTTTTATGATACAAGTCCTTTAGCTATTCCAAAAAGATCAAACTTAACACTTACAGGCCAGCTATTAGGCGCAATTAAACACAAAGTAAATTCAGCCGCATCTGAAATCATCATCTATTTATCGGACAATAGAAGAAACAGAAAGATCCCTGATTCAATTATTCAAGAAATGTATGATGGGATAATAGACAAAGACCGAAATGCGACCAATTCAAAGCGCAAAAACCCAAAGGTTAAGGACAAGCTGACAGCCATTTTCTTATTAAAAAATCAAAAAGATAAGACCAACAATGAGATCAAAAAAGATCTTGAGGACAAGGGCCGCAGGTTCATGTTTTTGTCTGACAGATTAAAGACTACACTTGAGAATAGATTGGTCAAAGAACTAAAGCGCAGGCTGGATTTATACAATAAGATTAAGCGAAAATTATCTCTGTAACAGGAGATACAAATGTCAGAACAAATTCCCAGTGGGAAAACTGAGCAAGTCAGTGACGTGCCAGAGAAAAAAGAATCAGTCGCTTATGAAACATTTTCAAAACTATTAGGCGAAAAAAAGAAACTACAATCCGAAATGTCTGAAATGAAAGCTTACAAGGATCAACTTGAGGCTGAGAAATTACAGGCTGAAGGAAAGTGGAAAGAACTTGCGGAGAATAACAAGAAATTGGCAGACGATTTTAAGTCTAAAAATTTAAACATTGTTAAGAACGTAAGTGAAAAAGCAATCCGAAGTCAGTTCATGCGTGAAGCTGAAAAACTAGGTTGTGTTGACGCTGAGATAGCAATGAAAGCTTGTTCGTTTGATGACCTTGAAGTCACTGAGGATTTTGAATTTGATAATCAAAAACTGATTGGAAAAATTCAAGAGCTAACCAAATCAAAGCCCTATCTTTTTAAGAAGGACTTTAAAATGGTTCAGGACATCAACCCTTCAAACAACTCCATTTCGACTAAATCGCTGACTGATCTCTCTGAGAATGAATTAAAAGAGTTATTAAAAACAGCAAAATAAACAAACTTTAAAGGAGTTTTAAATGGCAGTTACAGGCAACACAGAATTAGGCGCAACAAAACAAGATGTAGTTTCGGCGTTAGTGTCGCGACTATTGATCCCAAAAGTTAATCTTTTACCAACAGTGACTGATGTTTCTGTTTTCGCAAAACGCGGAATGAAATCAGTTTCTTTCCCTAAAGCAGGAAAATTCACAGCAGCTTTGCGTCCATCAGCTACAGCAGGAACGCCGCAAACAGCAGCCTTCGCAACTGATAAGCTTGATTTAGATAAGCCAGCTTACATTTCTTTCATCGTTGATGACAACGACGCTTATCAATCTAGCGTTGACGTTAAATCTGCATATATCGAAAGAAGTGTTGAGGGACACGCTGAGTTTGTTGACCAACAAATTTTATCAATCCTTGATACTGCTTCTGGCTATCAACAAGCTGCAGGTATTGACCAAACTAAAATCTTAAACGCTCGTAAATGGTTATTGAAAAACAAAGCGCGTTTAAATGATTTAACAATGTTAGTTAACTGTGATGATGAATCATTATTGTTAGCAATCCCTGAGTTTGTTCGTGCAGACGCTTACGGCGCAAGTAACATTCCATCGGGCGTGATCGGTAAAGTTTACGGAATTAACGTAAAATTACATCAAGATGAAACAATCACAAAATCATTCATCTATTCAAAAGAAGCAATCGCGTTTGCATTGCAAAAGGGCGCTGCTTACGGCGAAGAAACTGATATCGATTACGGTGTTGGAACATTAAAAGTAGCTATCGATCAATTATTTGGTTTGAAAGCTATGCGTTTAACTGAAGGTTTAGATTTCGCAGGCGCTGCATTAGCGGCTGGCAAATCACCTTTCATCGCTGAAATCGGTTAATTAAAATGAATGTAGGGACACAAACAGACATGGGTGTGTTTCCTCATTTTATCAAGGCGACGTCTCCTGAGAAACTTCAGGAGGCGCTGTTGATGAATAATCTTAGACTAAAATCTGAGGTTAAATATTTCGATATTCAATTTGCAAACGGATATTGGTTTGCTTGGTACTACGACAGAATTGATCTTTATTCTAAAATAAAACCAAAAGGCAAATAATGACTGGGCCGATCAGGGACACGACAGGCGAAAGAATACAAGACGCTTTTGTAGAGTCACCGACTCGTGCAAATAAAACAGCTGTCGAGGTTTACGTTGGTAATGCTTCTGACATTGGCGGCGGATCTGATGGATCACTAGAAATAGTCAACGCAGGCGCAATCCTAAGCGCATTAAAGTGTGTTACGGTCACTTCTCCGAACACAGTAATTTACGCAAATAACAACATTGATCTTTCAAGCTCGACTGTTTTTGGTATCACCATTGTTGCAGCTCAAGCCAATGAATCAACTCAAGTCAAAACATACGGTATTTTGAGAGACTCATCTTTTAACTGGCCTGTAAATACACAATTATATTTAGACATTAACGGATCACTCACAGATACAGCGCCAATTACAGGTTTTCGGACTTTAGTTGCAACGTCTCAAGGTAGTGGTGCGATTTTTATTAATATTCAAGAACCAATAACGCTTTAAAAAGGATTTTAAACATGGCACAAAAACCAATTCAACTCGTAGGCGGAAAGCTAACTCAGGTTGAGGCTACTGTTGCGTCAACAGGCGCAGCCGATGCTGGAGAGCTTGTGGCCCTTGATTCAAGCGGTCTTCTTGATATCTCTGTTATGCCTATAGGAATCGGCCCAAACGTAAAGGTAATTTTGGCATCTGAAAATATTGGTGCAGGAAAGTACATAAATATCTACGACAATACTGGAACTCCAAATGTAAGATTAGCCGATAATTCGAACTCAAGAGAGGCGCACGGATTTGTTCTTGTTGGAGCCACATCAGGCAACAATGCAACTGTCTACTTTGAAGGTACAAACACAGCGCTCACTGGACTTACTCCAGGCTCTCGTCAGTACTTAGGAACCGCAGGCGGCGTAACTGCTACACCTCCAACTTTCGCAGGCGGCGCAACAATTCACCAATTAGTTGGAACGGCAATTTCGGCAACAGAGATCGATACAGATATTGATGACTGCGTAGTGCTGGCATAATGATCCACAAGCCGCTAGTTCTTAACGACGGAAAAATTTCCCAACTCCCCACTGGTGATACGATCAGCGGGGCTGGCACTGTGGATAGCGTTAAGTTTAGCTATCATGTCG